AACGACTCCGTTATACGCACCGGGAAATGACGTTCCTTTTACCCATGCACTGAGGCTGATAGCGGTTGGCGCGATTGAACTGCCCAGGTCGATGTACTGGCTGCTCGCAGACGCCAAACCTGCCGCCCCGTCGATTTGTCCGGTTGTCGCTGTTGCGCTGTGGTTCGTGCCATTATTTGAACTGGTCGATGAATTGACATTTAATGTGGTTCCATCCTTTACGTGATAGACTCCGAGAAAGCTGTTGCTCCATGTTGTTGTGCTGCTTCCATCCGTTGTCAGACTTGAATCGCCATATGCCAAATAAACAGGCGTTGTTGAACTAGAGAGGCTACCAACCTTTACCCACATCACTACTTCGCCGGTCGTGGCGTTATAACGCTCAAGCTCGTATCCTGTAATAGCCGTTGTCAGTGCAGAGTCCGAGTACGGTCGGATATCGAATCCGCTGGAGTTCTGAACGTGGCCGCCGTTTCCGACTGTCTTGAATCGCGCATCGGTCACACTTACCAGTACCGGAAAATCAGTTTGGGTGCTGGGAACTTGACCGCTATTTACCGTAATTGGGCTGTAATATCCAAAGGCCGCTGACGCTTGAAATCTGCCAGCAAGAAGAAATAAAATAACCAGGAACAAACGTTTCATTAGAAATTGTTTAGCACAGCAAGCAAATCCCACTTGCTATCTTCCACGTTCCATATAAATCCCATGTAAAGGGTTTTACTAACAACGGTAGTCGTTGGCAAAGCCAGATCACTTGAAGCCCTGAATTGTGTTCCATAAGTCAAAGCGCGGGCCGTACCGTTGTCTTTGATGCGTATAAGCAACTTTTGACCCTGAACAGGTGTTCCCGATGGATTGTTATACAACAAAGCGCCTGCTTGCGCCGTGGTAACGTGCATGTCGTTAGCGTCGCTGTCTATGGTTACGCTGGTGGTGGTGCTCGATACTGTCGTTGTTCGCGGATTGACCCGTTTGTTAGTCAGAGTTTGGGTATCGGTGTCCCCCACAATTGCACCGCTTGGCGCGGTCACGCTGCTTAATACGCCACTCGCGAGTTTGGCTATCCCGGTTGCGCTTGCTCTCTTAACAACCTTACCTGTTGTGCTGCTAAAAAGCACAACTTCGCTATCAACCGAACTGGACGGAAAATCAGACGCCTTGATCTGTGCGTCATTGGTAACGTTGCCTAGCCAACTTCTATCTGCACTCAAATCCTGTGCTGTTCCACCGATGGTCAGCGTCCGCGAAGTGGTGACGAGTGTGCTCGGTTTAAGCGAAAATTCGGTGAACGTCAAAGGATCGGTGCCAACCGTGGTAACATTAGAAGTCAATACCCATGAGGTCGTTCCGTTTGCAGTTCCATTCACAACCGGAATCGCTCCGGTGTTGTTGATGTCACCAGGCATATCGAAGTCGAGCGCACGAGTGAGAATCGGTTTCACTCCTGTAGTTTGCAGCGTGGTCACATAATAGACTCCGTTAAAAGCTCCACTGGGACTTTGCGTATCGTTCTTAACCAATGCCCGTTGACCAAGCGCCGTAAACGTATATCCATCAAATGTGACCGCGACATTATTGGTCGGTCCGGTTAAAGTTGCGCCGATTCCGCCTACACCATTGCTATATGTGAAGCCTGAAGTATCGGATGCCGCCGTTGTAGCTGCTTGCACTGCCACCGCAGGATTCACTCCAGCAATCGCGTTGGAAATTCCAGTAGTGACGTAAGCAGTAGTCGCGATTCTGGTGCTATTATCAGTCGTGGCCTGCGTGGTAGTCGTGGGATTACCACTTAGATTTACGGAGGATGCAATCGACGTAGTGAGGCTTCCAGCAGACGTCGTTACATCTCCCGTTAAAGCTGGAAATCTACCGGCAGCTAATATGCCGCTGGCATTTGAACCTGAAAGATCAACCGATCCTGCCGAAAATACTCCACTAGTTACCAGTGCGACGCCAGAACCAGTAGCACGTTTACCGATTTTGCCAGTCGTTCCACTGAATAAAATAAATTCAGAATCGACGGACGTAGAAGTATTACTTGAAAAATCGCCACCACCAGTGCCAGCTCCGATGTCAGTTCTAAAACTGGCAGCATCGTCAAGTGTAACGCTATTATCTGCGTTGATCTTGACAAATCGTATGGCGCTCGGATCGGAAACTGTGAATAGATTCGCTCCCGTAGTACTGGCCCCTAGATTAGTTCGTGCACCAGCGGCCGTACCAGAACCCGTGCCTCCGCGCGCAACAGCAAGTGTGCCGTTCCAGCCTAACGTGAGCGACGCTGCGTGCACCAGAGCCGTGGTAGGACTGCCACCAAGCGTGAGAGTGATATTAGTATCGTCCGTTTTGGTCAGAGCAGCCCCAGCCAGAGTTGAATTGTCAACGTAGGTTTTTACAGCTTTTTGTGATGGAATTCGAGAATCGGAATTCGCGGTGAAAGTTCCGTCTGTATCTCGAAACAGGCCGCTATCTTTAAGGACATGGCCAGTGGTGCTGTTGAATGTTACAAAATCGTCGCCCACGGATGACGCTGGAAAATAGATGCTAGAATAATCCGATGCCTGTGAGGTTACTACTCCGGTGCGGCTATTGAACGAGGTCACACCGCCACCGCCGCCTATTGCATCATCTACGTATTTTTTGGTCGCGGCATCGTGATCAGCTACAGGAGGATGGGATACATTCGTGATAGTTTTGTTGTGATGATTTTCGTTGACGTAAATGTCGCCAGTCTGTGCAAGCGTGGTCGCGGTCGCGATCCTCAAAGCGATTACAATAATAATGAGATTTTTCATGTACTGGCGTGATAGGTAAAGATTGTTTCCCAAACATCCGATGAATTCTTGATCTGCAGGCTGAGACCAGAGGGCGGCCCCGGATCGTAAACCCAGCGAACATTCGTGAACACAGAGGGAGGAGGAGGCGGTGCTACTGGATCGATTGAAGTCGGCCCGCCAATGATGTGATAGTTATGAAACGTCGTCGAACCGATTTGCTGACTTAGATTATGCGATACGACAAATCCATTCGGGATATACCGGATCGTCCCATTGGTCGTAGTGAGCTTTACATTACCGCTGCGTGGCAGATTTTCTTCAAGTTCCAGGAGAAAATCTTCGGAAGCGCTAAGAGAACCATGCGCTCGTTTGACCGTGAACGTGATGTCGCTCTTGCTCGTCAGGCGATCTAACAGAACCGGAGAAACTTCTCCAACCGGAATGACTATATCGAATCCGCGCTCGATATTGAGGCGCAAATCCGATACGGCAACGCCACCGCTAAGGGTGCCATCGCATATATCATAGCTGCCGATTTCGACGAGCATTCACACAGTCCATTTAAATTATTATGGTGTGGCAAAAGTCAATGCCGGATCAATCGTTGCGCCTGATCCGCTTCCAGTCCTATGCAAGGCATTGATGAACATGACTTCGCCGCGTTGCAATACGCCGGTCTGGTAGAGATCATTTGAATCTGCTGCATCGCAGTTTTTCAGCGTCACAATGAATCGGCTGCTGCTAATAACCAAATCTTCGTTGCCGCCGCCGATGACATCTCCTGGCAGGAGTGCAGTGGTATCCTGAATCCTGATCAACGAATCTACCTCAGCCTTTTTGAGATTAGCCGGTTTGAATTTGCACGTAGCAACGTAGCTATCGGCGTTATAAACCCGATCTATGATGCCAAAATTATCAACGTCGATGTCCTTCGTCCCAAAGGTAGCCTCAAGAGTAAATCCATCGATGGCCAGCATGGAATTGTAAGGAGCCGAGCGTGAGCCCAGGGCAGCCGTGTAACGCGCGTAACGAATATTATCAACGTCCAGCAGATCGCCGGTGAAAGCAGCGTTCACTGCGGAATACCATGCACTCGCTGATGTGAGATTAAAGTCACTCGCCATAAGTGCGGTGAATGTGATCTCGCCGGAGATAATCTGCCCTTTGGTCGCTGTGCACATGATCGTAGGCGATTTGCTGATGGCACCCCGTTTCCATGTGACCTTGTTTAAGTCCGTCCCATCAAAGGGATGCTGCGCCCATATGATAAGCGGCAGATCGGTACTGCCGAATACGGACGATCCATGCTTGTTGCGCGCATCAGGGAACATCGATTCGATATAAGCAGCGTTGAGCACACCAGCTGGTTTGCCGGTGAATTCGACAACAAAATTCCTGGAAACCTTCGCGATCTCGCCAAAGTTATCGGTTTTGATGCCTTCGGTGTTGCGCTTGAGTGCGCCTTTCAAGCCGTCTTGAAAGTAATAAGTTTGCCCGTTGAAAACTACTACGGCCGGGCCTGTGATTCTTAATGGTACTGACATGATTTATCTTTCTGTGTTGGTTTAGGTTGTTATCTCAGCCGCAACTTGCGGTGCGATAAAGTGACAAATTCGTGAGACGACTAGCGTGCCTACCTTGTCCTCGTCATTGACGTAAGTTCGTTCCCGATGCGTATCAAATCCGTCGGCATACACCGGGCTCTGAATCGCGCTTGGCTGGAAACCATGAAGTGTTCCAAGAACAATCGTCATTGCTTTTACAAGGCGGACTTGCGTGCCAAGCTGGGTACGATTGAACACCGGCGCTTCACTCACCCACACATCAAATCCGAGCTTGGTGATGAGCGGTCCAGGCAAATCAGGCTGCTCAATCTTGCCAGTAGGCGAATGCACAACGATTGAGAGGCCTAGCTGGGCGATCATAGTATCGAATTCGAACTGAATATCGCCTTCGTCTTCGGTGAGCACATTAAACGGTGCGCCGTCTGGAGCTTTGATTGTATTGAATGGACTTGTGTCCAGTAGTTTTGCAGCCACATCGTTCTGCAACCATTCAAAAACATTTTGCGGATCAGATATCATCGCGTGTCAATTCGATAGCCTAAAGCTAGGAGAAGAAGAATGACTAGTATCGCGAGCATCAGGGCACTTCCGAGCACAAACAGAACAAATAAAATCACGCTCATGGCTTCAACGATTTCACAATCTCTTTTTCAATCTCGCTGCTGATGTAGTCGATATTCTCGCGGATTCCTGTGCGAAATGGTGCGCGTTCTGGTGTTCGCCGAGTACCAAATTCGTGAAACACAGCGTAAAACACCGACGAACCGATTGCCCCTGTAACAACGGTTTGCGTGCCTTCACTGACAATCTGCGCCGGCGTTGACCGCGTCCGAAGTTTGAGCTGGCGGGTACGTTCGCCTAATCGATGTTCGGCGACGGGAAACGGCCCCACCCCAGTAAGGCGTTTCTCCTGTATCCGGCCAGCCACAATTGCCAGTGATCCTGTCATGCCACGCTTGATTGCTTGAGGGAATTCATGCGGGGAAGCTCGAAATTTGTCTGCCAGCGCAATCGCTGATGGCGAAAGTTGAATTATGATCGTGGCACTCATTTGTGAGGCTCTAATATTTTCGGATCGAATACTGCAAGATAATCCGCCGTTTTTCCGCCTGCGATTATATCAATATTCTTAAAAATGATTCCATCGTGTCCATTCGTCTTTGCTTTTAGAATTGCTTTCTCTCTATCGAATGACGTAAGGCGCTCGCCTTTGATATCCACAATCAGCGGATTTTTCAGATTAGGCTTGAACGCTTTAACAGTTGCGGTTCTATCTCCAGCTGTTGGCGCAAACTCAGCAATGGCTTGCGCCTCTTCGGGACGACTCGTTAGCCATAACATACCGCCCGAACTGCCCTTTGCTGATTCGTGTTTCAGTGGATCAAACTCCGAGAAGGATTTTGGCGAACCATGATAGAACACATACTGATTGCCCCGAAACGGATGACCTGATGCTTCGCCACTTTCAATTGGAGCTTCAACCGGAATCGCTACACAATGGCAGTTGATAATGTCTTCAGGACCTGCACCAAGCGAATCATCGCCCGGGTGCATGAACTTGATACCGCCAATATCGAATGGAGCATCAATCGGTTGCACCTGGCCATCATTCTCGATGTGTGTCGGTCGGTGTTCTTTGATTAATGGCGAATGACTCAATAACCATTTCTTATGTGTCACACCAGCCTCACGCATGGCTTTGTCCCGTGCGAAATTAAATGCTGCAGCCGTCTCGGTATTGGCGATTGTTGAAGCGCGTGTTTCTTTGATGCCATCAAATGCTGTGCTGATACGCGCCATCAACTCTTTCTTGCTTTCGCCTTCCTCGAGGCCGTCTTGAATCGCCTGCATCACGTCGGCGTGGATTTCATCCGGCGCATTAGCGAGAAGGTTTGCACGCGTATCGAGAAATTTAAGCGCATCTTTAGCCGGCAGTTTCCACGGATCGTCTTTACCGATCTCATCAAAAAGTTGTTGGCCGGCGGTTTGCAAAGCTGGAATTTGTTCCTCTCGTAATGCTGCAAGCAATTCTTCGGCAAAAAGCTTATTATCGAATGCCAGTCGCACGATCGTCGGCTGCTTCTGCTCCTCTTCGGCCGATGACATTCCTGTGTCTCTGAAATGTTTCTCGATGTTCCGTAGCGTTTCGTGTTTGGCATAATCAAGCACACGATCACACGCCGATTGCATACGTTTGATGAACTTTTCGCGCTTCGCGTAATGCTGCTCTCCAAGTGAACCTTGATTTGTTCCATGTGGAACATCGAGCCTCATGCCGTTTTCACAAATCAGCATGAGCACACGGCGAGCGTCTGGCGCCGGCATAGCTGCTGCAGCTACGAGCGCTCGTTCTATTGGCTCAAGCTTCTCGGTCATGGCGGTGTAGGTTCCCTGTCCGGTGGCGCATCAGGATTGGCGTAGGTATCAATCTGTGGTGTAAACTGTGTAGCAGGTGTCGGCACTGGATGCGTTCGCATAATGAGCTTATTTTCTGCGTTCCAATTTCCAGTGCGCGGATTGAGGTCTGGCACTGGCGGCTCTACTGAAAACTTCTGCGCAGCAATCAACAGCATCTTTTTGATTGCCTCTTCAAACGCAAGCCGGCGCTCTTCGGTCTGCAATTGCCGGAAAGAAGGTGTTGCAATCAATAATCGCCAACGCGCGATCGCTATTGCATCAGCAAATAGGCCGACTGGAATTGAGTTATCAAGAATGGGATCAACCGTATAACCGCCGGCAGTAATGAAACCGCGCACCTCATCAATCGAATGCGCGACGATCAAATCGATGTTCGCGAATGGCAAACCTGAGCCGGAGCCCGAACCTTGCAATGTCCTGATAGCAGCAGCTTCCGCCAGCGTGAATTCGTTTAAAACATCTTCAGTTGTTAGGATTTCCCAGGCCATGATAGTTCTCCCAGTCCGTTGTGGACATTGTGATAAGTGAAATTCAAATTGTTCTCGCTAGCGAATCGCCGAACCACATCGTGAAGTGATGGCGGATTCTCAAGATCGTCGACAAAGATAATCCCATCCGATCGCATTAAGGGCAGCGTCTTTTCCAAGTCGGATTGGCAACCTTGATCGGTATGCTCTCCATCAATAAATGCAATATCGAATTTAT